CCGTGAGCCACATTGAAACGAGTTTGCACATAGGTTTTGAATTCTTGGTTTCTCAGAATATCATTCCAGAATTCTGCATTCTCGGTATCCACTGCGCGAACTTTCTTGCCACCTGGTTTCTGATACCATCCCATCGATGGATTCTGCACAAACTTTCCCTCCAGGGCCAGATCAAGCATTCCTGAATATTGCTTAATCCCGTGTTCAAACGTCACGGTGAACATCAACTTAGACTTCTCCCGAACAAATCGAGACTTCTCAATATGAATGGTGAAGTTATAGCCCATCAGTTCAGTGCCATCTTTCTCTTGTGCGCGAGTGATAACAAATATCTGATTGGCAAGATAGGTCACCGACGTTCCACCAGGAATCACAGTTTTCGGATACAGTCCGATCTCCTTGTAGACGTGGTTGACCACAATGCAGGGCAAATCTTTCATGGTCAAATGCGGTGTGATGATTCTTAGCAATGAACGAATCGCCTTAGCTCGGGTCATATCGCTCACGGCCTTTTCATCAATCGCATCATCCACTTCCTTCTTTGATGCCAGGGCTCCCAGCGAATCGATGTACACAAATACCTTGTCGCCGCGATTGATCTTTTCGAGTCGCTTCACAATATCAAACTTCAATTGTTCAATATGCTCCACTGGAATATGCAACATCCGTTCACTATCAATCCCATTGGCCTTGAGATACGCTGGGGTGACACCGAATTCCGAATCATAGAATAAGCAAATCGCTTCGGGATACTTATCCATGTAAGCGCGAATACAGTACAAAGCCAGCAGCGTTTTGTAACACTTGCTCTCTCCCGCAAACACAGTCAGCCCAGGAATCAAGCCACCATCAAGATGCCCAGAAAACGCCACATTCAAAATAGGCAAAGACGTAGGAATCACGTCCTTCATATTGAAAAACGACGAACGGGAAATAGCATCCGCTGTCTTGATCGTTCCAGCTTCTTTCATTCGTTCCAGCAAATTCATCATGAGTCTCCTTTGCTAATATTAATCAGACAACGGTAGTGTATTATGCTTCTTTTTTCTGTCACGTTTCCATACGGGGCATGTAGTTCCGCGTGTTGATTCTATCACGCGGTGCGTTACCACTGTTGATGGAAATGAATCAGGTAATAGATTATGCGCCATCCATTCAGAAAGCCATGTACAAATTTGGTATGGGGATTTATGACTGTCAGGAAATGGTTCTGCCCAACCGCAATTACCGCAACATTGTCTGTTCATAATATTCTCCAGTGCCCTGTGATGATTCTACCGTTTCAATAATAGGGGATAAGCAGCTAGGAATCACATGATGCTTATCGTGAATTTCTGGATTATACGTGTAGTCAGCGGCGCGGGAAATAATAGTGTCATGGATTTTCTGATAGTCCATATCATGCTCCCATAGTTATAGGTTGATTGTTTTAACGTGGGGAACAACCCCACCAATTCTATTTATATCGAACAGATTCTACTGATCCTCCTCAATAATCTCAGCTTCCGCAATGTCATCATTACTCTGAGGAAGTGGCGGTGTCTGATCGTAATTTTCTGTATATCCTTGTTTGATCGAATCGAGTAATTTATTATACGTCTTGAGACTGTGCCGAAACGCCAGGCCCATAACAATTGTTGGTCCTAGCAGAAGACCACCCAACATCAAATAATCATAACGTTTTGGGAATTGAATAACAGACATTAGTGAAAAACCGAGAGCAATACCACCGAATGCCCCCAGACAAATCGAGTATTCGCACAAGGAACTAATCGTATGTTCCAGTAATACCATTTCGCTCTCAAGAACACCAAACATCTTAAACTTCATAACTAACCTCCTAATACGGCTAATTCTTTTCTGGGAATACGGATCACATTTTTATCAACATCCCCTGGGGGTGAGTGTCGCATCAGATATAACTGATGGTTCACGGCAATAAACAGCACAATCGCCAGGGGATCAAACACCACAATGATGCAGAGAATAATCAGTCGCACGGCCTTATCCAAGAACGTGGTATCATGAGCATTGTAAAACAATTCCGCAACATATCGAATCGGTCCCATTTCATTAGTCAGGGCCGCTTCTTTTTCTCGCAATGGAGCCGCATCTTTGACAATCTTCTCCAATTGTCTGGAGAGTGAGATAATGCGCCGATATCGTATATCATCCTGCGTATCGGGTAACTGCTTAATGATTTCTAGGCGTTGCATAATCACCGCTTTGCGAGATTCCAGGGCATCGAGTTGAAGGCTATATGTAGTAATCTCACCTGTGGATTGAAGATGCGCGGCTGAGAGAAATCCAAAAATACCTAGAGACGTAATAATCATCAGGAGCAGAATCGCCGTGAGCAAATAACTTCGCATCGTCCAGTGTAGTGTATCCCAAAATCGAAAGAGCCAGGAGGCCGAGACAATCTTTGCTAATTCCAGGGCACCGCCCATCACAACAATCGGAAAGGGAAACGCAGGAAATATCTTGACTAATCCCAGAATAGAATAGTAGGCCGCGACTGAGGACAGCAGCATCGCCGTCAATATCACCAGGGTCAGGATTATCATTGAAACAACTCCTCTAGTGTTCCGCGTTCATCCAGGGACCAGCCGACTGATTTCAGAACAATGCACAGCGGATCGATGAACGACTTCTCGAATTGCAGATCATAATCGATCCACTTTTCAAGTTCCCATTCTTTCGGTGGGCGTTGAATGAACGAGAGAATCGGCGCACGAAAAATGTTTGGCTCCTTGAGATAGACAAACTTGATTTTTTCGCCTTCTTGAATAGGCTGATACTTGTTATCAAGCTGGTGTTCTTTCAGATAGTGATTATAGACCAAGGCACCACCAACATGAATGGGCGTTCCCTTGGCTCGAACCATATCGAGGCCACTATCCAGAATTGAGACATACGAATCTCGACCATATTTCACCACGCCATTGACTGAACGTGGAAACGCAATATCTTCAATAGCACTCGTTCGAAATTCTTTTCGAGCAGCATGAACATATTCTCGCAGTTCAGTCTGGGTACTCGTGAATACCAGACGTAGAGCCTGAGCGATTGTTTCACGACAGAGTGTGGGTGTCGAGGACTTGATCGCTTCGAGTCCATGAATCACTAATTCCGGTTGTTGAAAGCGGACCCCCTCGACATCATGAACATACAGCAAATATCGTTTCTTTGCAGTCCAAATCGCTTGTTCCGCAATGGCCTCGCGCTTCATGGTCATCTTCTGAGCAAACGCATGAGTATAGTTTGCCAGCTTTGTGCAGGCATTGACAATCACAGGCTGAAACTTTTCTTCGCATATCTGATTCAGAAACGTCACGATTTTATCCTTAGACATCGTGGGCGCGCAAACGACTTTGACTAGAGGTCCCAGATTTAAGTAAATACTATCGGTGTCCATCGCAATGACGTAATCGGCATCAGTTGTTTTCAGGAGCTTGTTCATGTATTTATTCAGAGCCTTCTCAATCCAACGAATCACAAGCTGACCTGATGAAGTAATGGCCTCGGCTAGTCGTGTATCAAAGAAACGAAAATGCTCATTGCCCAATGATCCATAGGCCGAATTCAAATTTTCCTTCTTTGACATCTGAAGATTATTGTACCGTGATATCTCATTCTGCAAGAGTTCTATATCCTGAGGTGTAGCTTTACTCTTAATCGATTCGAGTTTCTTTTTCGCCTCGATCATTTTTTTCTTGTACTGAGTCCGCTCACTGAACATCCTCTTCATGATCTCAGGCAAAAAGCCCACCTGTTCAGTATGAAACAATTGCTTATTCGGTGTAATCGTTAAGCCCGCAGCTAAGGTATCAGTGGGAATCGATTCATTCAGGAGTGTATCAATCGAGACGTTTTCAAGCAAGGCTCGTTCAGAGTCAGTGTGCTGTTCATGTAAGGTCTCGGGCGACAAGTTAAATTCTTCGATTAAATGGGGATAAAGACTCGCAATATCGAATGAGACTACCCAATCGAATCGTCCAATCTGTGGGTCTTTGACATACGCGCCCATGTAATTCGGCTTATGCTGTTTGACCTTAGGTGGAATCAGGATATTCTTTTTCATCAGATGGTTGCAGCAAATCGAATCCCACATCCGCACCTGCGAGAACACGTCCTCATAATTGACACGACAATCATACGCCAGAGTCAAGGCCAATTCAATCAAACGGCCCTTGGCATTCAGTCGTTCCACCAGCGTAACGTCATGAATATTGTACTCAATAAACTTCTGATGGTTCAGTCGATACAATTGAAAAAGCGTCTCGTATTCTTCGTAGGAGATTTTCTTTTCTCCTAATTCTACCGAAGCAATGTAATTGAGCTTATAGCTTTCTTGTGCCCGATTCGATGAATACTTTTTGAATAGGTCTAAGTAATCCAGAATCGCAATGCCCAACACGTCATAGGCCAAGACTTCTTTACCAAACCGAATTTCCGTGTTCTCGAATACGATCTTGAATGGAGACAATCTCGCCGCCACTCGCTCACCCAGTAAGTTACTAATGCGCTGATACAAATACGGAATATCGAATGTATTGATATTCCAACCAGTGACAATATCGGGTGCAAACGAGCCCCAGGACGAG